TAACCGCTGAAGAGCGTGGCTATCCAATGGTGAGGAGCCACCTGCCAGGCGAACCATTAAGGCAGGGAGACCTGTTCATCCAGATGCTCAACAACCTGCAGCGTCAGGCCTATCGGATCAACCGACAGGTGTTTGACGTGGCGGAGTACTGCTTTGAGAACTTCATCTCTGTCGGTAAGTTCAAGCGTGAAGAGCGCCACGAACCACCAACCAGGCCCGTTGAGGGCGCAAGCGAGGAGGTGATTAAGGAGTACAAGAAAGCACGCCGGGTGCTTGAAGATGTCAACGCCCAGCTTGAGCGGGACAATTGGCTAACAACCGAGTCGATGTACGTTGCTCGGAAGTATGTCGATGAAGACGCTTTCTGGATCACCTGGAGCGCCGATTATCGCGGGCGTCTCTACCCTCTGGTTACCAGCCTCACACCACAAGGATCGGACTTCCATAAAAGTCTGTTCTACTTTGTGGATGAAGGGCCAGTCAATGAATATTGGGTGGCCTTCTCTGTCGCAACGTGCTTTGGGCACGACAAAGCGACGATGGCTGATCGGGTCGCTTGGACCCGTGCAAATACGGAGCTGATCTCCCGAATTGCACAAAACCCACTGGATACGATTGCGGAGTGGCGCCAGGCTGAAGAGCCCTGGTGCTTCCTCGCGAGCTGCTTTGAGTACTTCGATTGCTGTATCGCTTGCACTCGTGTAACCAGTGGCTACCCCGTGGGCGTCGACGCCACGTGCAGTGGGCTTCAGCACCTGTCCGCAATGACAGGCGATGCGACGGCTGCTGCCTTGGTGAACGTCCTACCTACAGATGTTCCAGCTGACGGCTATAAGACCGTGGCTGAACAGGCCAAGAAACATCTGGATGCAAAGTATCACGACTGGATGACCAGGAAAGTGACCAAGCGCACCGTCATGTGTACACCCTATGGAGTCACAAGGCATAGCGCTCGTGGTTACATCCTGGGAGCTTTGAAGGAAGCTGGCTGTCCCCTTGAGGACGGCGATGTGTCCACAATCACGAAGGCCATCTACGACAAGGCAATGCCTGAAGTCTTTGGTGGCCCTGTACGGGTGATGAATTGGATTCAAGAAAGCGCTACTCGCATCATCCGCGAGGGTGCCGAATGCATCCAATGGACCACGCCTTCTGGCTTCGTGGTACGTCAGATGGCCAACAAGCCCACCACTGAGCGAGTGAAGACCCAGCTCATGGGTGTGGGAACCCTACGTTCGTCTGTCTACAAGGGTCCTGGCCCTGTGGATGTCGATAAGCACAAAGCGTGTACGGCTCCGAATCTCGTGCATAGCGCGGATGCAAGCCTATTACATTTCGTCTTCTCAGAGTGGGATAAACCTTTCACGGTCATCCACGACTGTGCGATGGGTCGCTCCTGCGATATGGACGAGATGGGTCGGCAGCTTCGCTTGCACTTTGCGGAGATGTACAAGGGCGACGTGCTCCAGGACTGGGCCAAACAAGTTGGGGCAATCATTCCTGATGGCCTCATCAAGGGCGACCTGGACATTGATCAGGTCAACCAGTCCACCTATTTCTTCTGCTGACTTCTCACTTACACACCTGTAACCTATGGCTCGATTCACGTTTGAGACCACGCTCGAAGGCTTTATCAATGTCGGGCAGCCCTCTGGTAAGTACAACAACTGCACGCTCTCCTTCCGTATCCCTAGCGATGTGCTTCAGGATATGGAGGCGGATCGTGAAGAAGGCCTGGCCTGGGCAAAGACCAAGCTGGCCAATCCCAAGCGCTGTGAAGTTGCCATCCAGAAATGGGATGATGAGGGCCTGGTTAAGTACACCTACGCTGGCGAGACCGATAACAAGCCTCGTCCCCTGTTTATTGACTCGGAAGGGTTAGTCTTGTCTGATGAGGTGAGAGCCTCGATCCGCAAGGGAACCAAAGCTCGGGTCATTGTTAATCAGACTGGTTATCCCTACGGCAATAAGGTCGGCACTAAGTTTCAGCTCCTGGGTGTTCAGGTGCTGGAGCTCAACAGCGGAGCCGTTTCCGATTCTGGAGAGCTGTCTGAGGATGAGATAATCTCCTTGTTCCAGAAGAGTGCTGGGTTCAAACAGTCCTCTCCTGCCCCACGTAAGGCAGAGGCTGCAGTGGCTGACGAAGACACTTACGACTTCTGATGGCCACGTTAAAGCAACTCATCAAGGTCCAACAGCAGGTAGAAACTGCTCAGGCAAAACTTGATGAGTACAAGGGTAAACGAAGAAAAATGATTCAGGCCCTTGGCTTGAACATTCCCTCTTGGACAGAAAGGCGTCAGGAGACATTTGTTTCTCTCGACAATAAGCCTGTCCGCCTTTGGATTGATTCTTGGGGCAACCTTGAAATTGAGCATCTGAAATTCTAATGGCCTTCCGCTCCAAATTCGAGGAGCAGATAGCCAAAGCATTTACATCGGTAGGGCTCGACTTTGAGTATGAGTCCTCCAAGTTAAATTATCAGCTAGACTGTTCTTATACACCGGATTTCCACCTTCCGAATAACGTCATCATCGAGGCGAAGGGCTTCCTTAAGCCTGCTGATCGCCGCAAGATGATTGCTGTGAAGAAGTGCAATCCCGATCTCGATATTCGATTCGTATTTCAACGAAACAACCCGTTGGCCAAGGGTTCAAAGCATACGTACCTGAGCTGGGCTGAGAAGCACGGCTTTCCTGCGTGTGTATGGCCAAATGTTCCACCGCAATGGTTTGAATGACTCCTGCAATTGAAGTCTCACACCTCTTTGACAAGATCGATGCCTTTGTATCGAGTCTTGAAGATGCTGGTTTTGAGTTTGCCGATGTTGTTGGCGCTCTCGATGAGTATGTCGATGTTGCTCAGGATTTCCTCTCATGAGTGATATCACGCATATCCAGGGTGTCGTGAAGAGGCTGATACTGTCTCTGCTCGAAGAAGGCTCTAGTCCTCAAGATATCTTCGAGGGCTTTGAGAACGAACTTGACCGCTTTGAAACTTTAGTGTTTGACTATGAGTGAGGACTCGGAGTTCATTCGACACGAGCCCTGCCCGAACTGCGGGAGTAGTGATGCCAACAGTCTGTATTCAGATGGCCACACCTATTGCTACTCCTGTCAGCACTATGTGCCTGGAACTGAGGATGTCCCTACTAAATCAGTGGGGACTTTTCACTATCACGGCGACTTTGCCGAGATCCGCTCCAGGCGTATCACAGAGCTGACATGCCGCAAGTTCAATGTCAGGGTGGATGCTGGCCCAGTCATCAGATTTCCCTACACAGATCAGTCGGGTCGGGTCGTAGGGGCTAAGGAGCGAGACAAGGAGAAGAACTTCAGGTGGATCGGCAAGAATGTCGAGAAACGGTTGTTCGGGCAGCACCTATTTGGTGGTGGTAAGCGTCTTGTCATTGTCGAGGGCGAGATGGACGCCCTATCGGTCTGGGAGGCGCAGCCCAAATGGCCAGTAGTCTCTATATATAGCGGAGCTGCTGGTGCCTATAAAGACCTGCAGAATCAGCTCTCCTTTTGCCTCAGCTTCGAGGAAATCGTAATCCTCTTTGATAACGATTCTCCGGGCCAGGAGGCGGCTGTTAAGTGTGCCCAGCTCTTCCCCCCTGACAAGGTGAAGATCGCCTCTATGGGGGCATACAAGGACGCCTCAGAGGCCCTGCAGGCACGCGATGGGGAAGCAATCAGACAGGCCATCTGGAATGCCGCTCCCTATTCGCCAAAGACCATTATTGATGGAAGAAGTCTACTTAATCTACTCCGCCAGCCAATGGTTGGCAGGGACGCTGATTGGCCTTTTGACGGTCTTAATTCCGTTACTGGAGGTCTGCGTCTGGGGGAGCTCTGCACGGTTACCGCTGGATCCGGGGTCGGGAAAAGCCTCCTCTGTGGAGAAACAGCCCAGCACCTCGTCGACCAAGGTTTCAATGTTGGCTACATCGCCCTTGAGGAGTCTATCCAAAGGACAGGTCTCAGACTGATGTCTGTTGTGGCGAATAAGCCGCTACACCTAGACAATCAGATTGATGAGAAGCTCTTTGAAGATGCCTTCAACAAGAGCGTTGGGTCTGGCAGGGTGTTCCTTCGGGATGGTTTCGGTAGCGTCGATCCAGAGGTAATCCTCAACGACATCCGCTTTATGGTCAAAGCCAGGGATGTTAAGTGGATCATTCTTGATCACCTTTCGATCTTGTTGTCTGGCAATGCGACAGATAACGAGCGTCAGATGATCGATGTAACGATGACAAAGCTTCGGTCGTTTGTTGAAGAAACACGTATTGGTTTAATCCTCGTCTCTCATCTAAGGAGGTTACACAATGACAAAGGTCACGAAGACGGTGGCCAGATTTCTCTCTCACATCTTCGGGGGTCGCAAGGAATCCAGCAACTCAGCGACATCGTCGTCTGTCTTGAGCGGAACATGGCGGCTGGAGATGACACCTCACTTCTCCGGGTTCTTAAAAACCGTTTCAACGGGACAACGGGCGAAGCTGGAATGCTTCGGTACGACAAGGAACGCGGAAGGTTGCTCCAAATGCTCGGCCCGTCAGGAGCAGGAGAAGGAGCCGGTTCCGCCACTTACTCGGACTTCTAAGCCTCATCATTTAGTCCTGTTCACAGAGAACGATCACCTGCCATCTCAGGTGGCTTTGAACAACCTGGAGAGCGCCTTAGACGGCACTAACTATCGCTGCTATACGGCAGTGCTAGAGCGTCAGTACCACAAGGCGGTTTGCATCTCCTATTCGATTACAGAGTTTCCAACCCTGCTTGTTCTTGATCATCAGGCCAATGTCCTGAGGAGGGAGACACAGGTGCGGAAAATGCACGAAGAACATTTGCGATCTCTTATGCAGGTTATTGATTTCTACCGAGCGAATGACCGATGAGGTATGTCTTTGATATTGAGACCGATGGCTTTCTACGCAAGCTCACCACGGTTCACTGTGTTGTAGCTAAGGACTTGGATACCCAAGAGGTACACCGGTTCGACGACAGCGGTAGGAACAGTTCTGTAACGAACGGCCTTACCTTGTTGATGGAAGCCGATGAATTATGGGGGCATAATATCTTAGGTTTTGATATACCAGCGATACAGGAAATATATCCGTTCTTCAAACCTTGGAACGGGAAGCTCTATGACACGCTGATTCTGTCTCGCATGTTCTTCACCGACATGCTGGATCGAGACTTACGTGCCAAGCCGGCCAACATGCCCGGTAACTTGTACGGTCGTCACTCCCTTGAATCTTGGGGCTACCGCCTTGGTGTTCTAAAAAGTGAGTACGGCAAGCAGCTTCACGGCGACTGGAGTGTTTATACACCAGAGATGCTGGATTACTGCACACAAGACGTTGAGGCGAACTACCCAGTCGTCAAACTGTTTGAACCTAAGATTAAGGAGTATCAACAAGCAATTGATCTAGAGCACAAGTGTGCAGAGATCATGACTTGGCAAGAGCAGGCTGGATACCCATTCGATGTCGATAAGGCTCATGCCTTAGAGAGTCGACTACGGACTGAAATCGAAACGCTCTCAGACCAGATGCGAGCCACCTTCACCTTTGTGGCAGGCAAGGAGTTTGTTCCCCGACGTAATGACGCTACCCGTGGGTACGTCACAGGGGCTCCGATGACGCGCCTTACCGAGTTCAGTCCTACTAGCCGAGACCACATCGCCTGGGCCTTCCAGAAGCACCGTGGATGGGAGCCTACAGACTTCACAGATACTGGTAAGCCCAAGATCGATGAAGATGTTCTCTTTGCTATCGATACGGAAGAGAGCAGACAGTTTGCCAGGATCCTTGAACTGCAGAAAGCGTTAGGGCTTCTCTCAGAGGGAAAGAATAGTTGGCTGCAGATGGTGGAGAAGGATGGCTGTATTCACCACAGCTGTATGCTCAATACTGCCACCGGTAGAAATGTTCACCTACGTCCAAATCTTGCCCAGGTCCCGAGTAGTCACGCATGTCGTGAATTGTTTTATGCCGGCAAGGATCGTATTCAAGTTGGCGCTGACGCTTCTGGTCTCGAACTTCGTTGCCTTGCTCATTATCTGGCAAGATACGACGACGGCTCCTTCGGAAAGACAGTCGTTGAAGGTGACATCCACCAAGCAATGGCTGACATTTCTGGAGTAGATCGGAGAACTCAGAAAGTAATAACCTACTGTATGATCTATGGAGGAGGCGATGTTAAGCTTGGATTGTCTGCCGGCGCTTCAAAGAAGGAAGCTTCCGCAAGGGGTAAAGAGCTCCGAGCCAAGCTGCTAGATGGCATTGAGGGCTTCCGTAAGCTTGTGACTGCTGTTCAAAAGCGGGCGGAATCAGGAGTAATCAATGGCATTGATGGAAGGCCTATCCGTATCAAGAAGCCACACGCTTCTCTAAACTATCTCCTCCAGTCATGTGGAGCGTCAATCTGCAAGATGTGGGTTGTACGCACAAACGAGCTGCTTAAGGAAGCCGGTGTTGATTACACACCGCTTGCCTTCGTTCACGACGAGATGCAGCTCTCCGTTGCGCCAGAGCACGTAGAGATGGTCAAGACCCTTATACCGCTTGCTATGAAAGACGTAGAGTATGCAATTAAGTTTAGAACTCCCCTTGACTGCGAAGTGCAGTCGGGCTTCAACTGGGGAGATACACACTAAAAGGTGTCGTAAGTGTGGTGAGATCAGGCCTCTAGATGAGTTTCACTTATTCTCTGTCCCTGGCTCTGGCAGACGTAACACCTGTAAGGCATGTGGTAGTGAGCTAGCCAAGGTCCGTAACAGACTTCGTAAACTCCACCCGCCTCCGCCTCCAGGTATATGTCCTGTATGCCTCACCCACACTGATGCCTGGGTGCTTGATCACAATCATCTAACAGAGTGCTTTCGGGGTTACATTTGCAATAGTTGCAACCTTGGGTTTGGCAAATTTAATGATGATCCCACCGTGATCAAACGCGCCTACTTTTATCTTCTCGATTACACTAATGCAACCACTGCTTCTGATTGATGCTGATCCGATTGTCTACCGTGCCGCTTCTGCTGCTGAAGAAGAGCTTGAATTCGAGCCTGAGCTCACTGTTGTCATCGGCAACTTTGCCAGAGGTCGTCAAATTGTTCAGCAAGACATCAACAATCTCTGTGCTATGTTTGATACTAATCAGTTTATTCTTTACTTTACTGATGAGCTGAACTTCCGCAAGAGCGTTGATCCTACCTATAAGGGCAACCGTATTAAGCGAAAGCCGGCTGGGTACAAGAAGCTTAAGAACTGGGCGAAGTCTCAATGGCAGTCTGTACAGCTTCCCAGGCTTGAGGCAGATGACGCCATTGGTATTGCAGTCACCTCAGGTAAGTACGACAACTTTATCCTCTGTTCTCCTGATAAGGACATGGAGCAGTTTGCTTGTCGTATTTGGAATGGTAAACAGGAGTTCTTGCAAACCCCAGAGAAGGCGGCTTACAAGCGTTGGCATCAAGCACTGACTGGGGATCAGACGGATGGATACATAGGTGTCCCTGGTGTAGGCCCCAAGAAAGCAGACGTAATCTTGGGCAAAGTGAAAGACGGCAAATACTACGAGAAGGTTCGAGACACCTATATCTCGGCTGGCCTCACTGAGGAGGACGCCATTAGAAATATCCGGCTTGCAACAATCCTCACTGTTGACCATTGGGATGAGGAGAAGCAGGCCGTTATCCTCTTCTCCCCCTGATGAACTACATCTACTTCTTTTCGTTCTTGCTTGCGTTAGCGGTTGTTGACTTTAACATCATTCGCTATCTCGTGCTGAAGTGGCAAGAGCTGTGTCTCAACATTGAGCGTTTCCTGTTCCGTCTTCGGCTGGAAAAAGATATTCTCCTTATTCGGTACAACAAGCATAAGTACCTGAACATGGCCAAAGAGATCCTCAATGACTTAGAGAAAAAAGAATGACCAAGTACTCACCCACCCACTACCAGCGTGGCTCAATTGAAGTCTGGGACTTTATCGCAGACCAGAAGCTGGATTACTTCCTTGGCAATGTGGTCAAGTACGTCTGTCGTGCTGGCCATAAGCAACACGAGGAAGAGCTTGATGACCTACTTAAGGCAAAAGCCTACATCGATAAAAAGATCAACCTTGTGTCCTCCAGTCGTAACCGATGAGTAATTACCAAAAAGCACTCGAATTTCGCAGCCTGATGGGGCAGCCCATTGGAGTGCTCACCAAAGAGCAGATTGATCTTCAACTTCGTTTGATTGTTGAGGAGTTTAAGGAGGTGCTTGAAGCTGCTGATTCGGTCAGCAAGCTGATCACCTGTAAGCGATCTAGGGAAGGTTTGCTTAAGGAGCTTGCCGACCTGGCCGTTGTGACTTACCAGTTCTCGGCTGCAGCTGGTTGGGATCTTGATGAAGCTCTAGATCGGGTTCATAAGTCCAACCTAAGCAAGCTTGATGATGACGGTAAGCCCGTCCGTCGTGCTGACGGGAAAATCCTTAAGTCCCATAACTACCAACCACCTCAACTTATTGATCTTGTATGAGCTCAGTAAAACTCGTCTGGGCCACAAAGGGTGGTGATGATCTAATCGCCAAGATGGCCCGTGTTTCAAATCCAGCCAACGAGAACAACAAAGAGACTGCTCCACGGCTGATTAGCTATCTGATCAAGAACAAGCACTGGTCTCCATTTGAAATGGTGAACATGTGCGTGGAGATTGAGACGACTCGCTCTGTGGCTGCTCAGATACTGCGTCATAGATCCTTTTCATTTCAGGAATTTAGTCAACGCTATGCCGAGGTGATCCTTAGGCCTGAGCTACCGGCTATGCGTAGGCAGGATCTGAAGAATCGACAGAACAGTGTTGATGACCTGCCTCTTGGAGTCTTACATGAGACCGACCACATTGTAGGTCAGGCCTTAGTGACCAGCTATCGGGCTTACGACCGTCTGTTAGAGCTCGGTGTTGCTAAAGAGTGTGCTCGTGAAGTACTGCCATTGTGTACTCCAACTCGGTTGTACATGAACGGCTCTGCCCGCTCTTGGCTGCATTACATTCAGCTTCGCACAGATCCTTCTACGCAGAAGGAACATCGAGATATTGCAGAGCAAATTAAAAATGTCTTCATCAGACAATTCCCCAACGCCGCCCGAGCCGTTGATTTCGTCGTTGCCTAATGGCGATGTCGAGATTGTTGTCGGCAACGAGAAGGGCTGGGTGACTTCGTATCACCTTGTTGACGCCAAAGTAAGCCAACTTAATCAAGCATACCTAAAGAATGTTTCCTGAAAACGCTCCATCCGCAAACCCTGTCTTCTATCGTACGTACAGTCGCCGTACAGAAGGTGGCAAAGAGAACTGGTCAGATGTTGTTGACCGTTGCGTCTTTGGACTAAGCAAGGTCGGTAAGTTCAATGCTGAAGAGGAAGCCCTGGTTCGTGACCAGATGACCAAGCTTCACTCCCTTCCCTCCGGCCGCTGGCTGTGGGTTGGTGGTACCCCCTGGGTGGAAGAGCGCAAGAACTTCTCCGGTGCTTACAACTGCACCAGTACTGATACCTGTGACCTCAAGGCTTTCCCGCTCCAGATGGAGCTGTTGATGATGGGATCAGGTACGGGGGCCATCTTGGAGCCTCGTTGTATTGATCAACTCCCTCCAATCTGCAATCAATTTAGTCTCACCGTACTGGAGAATATCGGTGAAGCTGAGATTAGGACTCCTAATACCAGGAGATCCATTATAGAAGGAGAAAGCGCCACAATCTATGTCGGCGATTCACGCGAAGGTTGGACAGACGCCTTTCTCGCGCTCCTGGAGTTAGCTACCGATGCGAACCTTAGTGTTACTAGTGTTACGGTCGACTTGAGTAATGTTCGGCCCCCAGGAAGTCCTATCCAGGGCTTCGGGGGTGTGGCTAACCCCGTTAAGCTTGCCCACTTCTATCGCCGTGCTGGCGAGATTCTCCACAAAGCATACGGAAGGAAACTGACTTCTGTTGAATGCTGTCTGTTGCTAGACGAGTCGTCACTAGCTGTCGTCGCAGGCAACGTGCGCCGGAGTGCCGGTATGCGTCAGTTTGATTGCGCTGACGACGAAGCTGCAGTAGCAAAGGATAACCTTTGGCAGCAAGGCGAAGATGGAAAGTGGCGTATTGATCCTGAGCGTGATGCCCTACGAATGGCTAATCACACTCGGGTCTATCACACCAAGCCAACCTTTGATGAGGTCAAGGCTTCGGTAACCAAACAGTTTTATTCAGGCGAAGGTGCTATCCAGTATGCACCGGAAGCTATTGCTCGCTCTAATGCTGATCTGCTGTTCATTCGTGAGCTGCGGGACAAGTTCATTGGGATCTATGAGAACGAGGGTATTGATGCGGCACGAAAGTATCTGCTGAAGTGTGAGCCCCTGCTTGATGCACGAGAGCTGGAGCATCGCCTCGGCCGCTATGGCCTCAACCCCTGCGGCGAGATCCTCGGTAAGGATTTCCACTGCAACCTGTCGGAAGTCCATCTCAACACCATCGACCCTGCCGACAAGCAGGCCCAGGTAGCGGCCTTCAAGGCTGCTGCTCTGAGTGCTTGTGCCCTGCTTCACCATCAATTCAAAGAAGAGCGCTACCAGTACAGCCGTGCTGTTGACCCGATCATTGGTGTCTCTTTCACCGGCCTGTTCGACTTCTTCGTACGGCGGTTTGGAGCTCCCTGGCTTGAGTGGTGGGCAAAGGGTCGTCCTCGTAATGAGTACTACCACGATACTGAAGCCATTTACCTGAAGTTCTGGCGTGACATTGTTGAGAGCACCGTCAAGGAGTACTGCGAGCGTCACGGTCTCCGTGTCCCTAACCGCACCACAACGGTGCAACCCGCCGGCACCAAGAGCCTCCTGACAGGGGCATCCCCCGGCTGGCACCCCCCGAAGGCTGCTCGCTTCATCCGTCGTATCACATTTGCCAAGAACGATCCTGTCGCCTTGGCTTGTGAGGCTTTTGGCTATCGGATTATTCCCAGCCAGTCTGACCGTGGTCCTGATGGAGCCCTGCTGGATGACCCCCGTGATCCGCTCTGTACTGAGTGGTTGGTGGAGATTCCTACTGAAGCAGTGTGGGCCAACCTGGAGGGATGCGACAAGTTCGACCCGAACCAGTTCAGCGTTGCAGCTCAGTTCGATTTCTATATGCAGGTGCAGCAGCACTACACGGCCCACA